TTATCTGTCAACTTTAAATTGGTACCCCCACTGAGATTTGAACTCAGAGTTCTTTTAAGATGCTCCCTTTTGAGGAGAGTGACTTTGCCAATTTGTCTATGGGGGCATTTGTTTGGTGCAACCTGCAGGAATTGAACCTACTTCAATGGTTCTTCAGACCACCGCTATGACCACATCAGCTAAAGTTGCGTTGGGGTGCTTGATGGGATTCGAACCCACGCATATCGGAATCACAACCCGAGGTCTTTACCACTTGACGACAAGCACCGTAAATTATTTTAAAAATTTTAGATGATGTTTCATTGCACATGCTGAACAAAACTTGTCACCTACTTTAAATTCTACATCATTCAAAGTGAATGACTTAGTAACTCTATCACCGTTACACCAACTATGTTCTATTCTTATGTAACCTTCATCACTTAACTGTTCTCTAAATCTATTGAATTCAGGATGATCCTTAAATGTCAAACTTGTAATCTTATCTTCACCTTTAAGTATTCTCATTAACTCATCACTTGTAAGACTATCAGGATCTCTACCCGAATACATACTGTATGACCTCTTATCGGGTACATCACACATATAACTTTCGTCTAAATAAAATTTCATAACTTCCCCGTTGTTTATAGGTTTCTGAGCGCCTAACTATCCCCTGGAAGGACTCGCTAGATTGTCTCGTATAGGCAAGTTTAACACCGGCTTCAATCATACTGTAGTGTCAACACAGTTAACCCCACTGTGTCTAGATTGGCAGGGACTCAAACCCATCGTCTATCTCAGAATATTGGTGCCTCCTGATGGGAACGATCCATCGGCCCTCGCCTTATCAAGACGATGCTCTACCACTGAGCTAAGGAGGCGAATAAATAATAATATGTTTAAAGAAAAAAGTAATCCTGGATTAATTGCATTATATCGTGTTGCTTATGAAAATTATAAGCCATATGAAGATATTTTCCGCTCAACTAATACTAAAGAATTTACTAGAGACATTATTGATATAGTAATAAAACAAGAATTTGTACGTGATACAACTCTTGATTCTAAATGATTGGCGGATGTAGAAAGATTTGAACTTTCACGGCACGGCGTATGAGACCGTTGCACTACCATTATGCTATACATCCTCAATTGGCGTCTCGCCAGGGAGTCGAACCCCGGCCCTCAGTTTTGGAGACTAATGTGCTACCGTAACACTTGCGAGACTTCTACTATATAGAAACACACTACCTCTCTTTATGGTCGGAGCCCATGGTAAAGAATTCGCTCCTCGGTAATGTGTTTTTATATGGTAGGGGCACAGAGAATTGAACTCTGATTTACCGGTTAAAAGCCGGTTACTTTACCTTTAAGTTATACCCCCATATCAAGATTTAACGTGCCAACCTTGATATGGGAATCAAAGTTGACACTATTGCTTACCTCGTTTCATATTATTTCCTTTGTTTATTTTTTGGTTCTGCTATCTTTTTAAGAATATCTTTCTTAACAAGACAATCTCGTTGAGTTCCCATTCTAAAAACTCTTAGATAATCAACTCCATCTATTTGTTGAATATCTTTAATGTTCTTACAATAGAAACGTTCTCTATTACGTATATTTTCAAAATATAGTGTTTTCATAATGATCTCCTTAAAATGGACGTGTGGGTGAGATTTGAACTCACGGTTTTAGGGATTTGCAATCCCTTGCATTGGGCCACTCTGCCACCACACGATAAATTATTTGGCGCGACCTAAGAGATTCGAACTCCTGACCCCTAAGTTCGTAGCCTAGTGCTCTATCCATCTGAGCTAAGGTCGCATCATAAATATAGTGTGTAGTAGTTAACCTAACACTCAAGGATGCAGACTCTAAGAATTTTTTAGGTTTCCTCTTAGACTAGCCGAATGCTAAATTGTTACTACACACTTTTTATGGCAGGGGGTATAGGATTCGAACCTATGCATGACGGAATCAAAATCCGTAGTCTTAACCAACTTGACGAACCCCCAACAAAACAGTAAACACATGTACTCTACCTTTCAGTGGGTAGGTCATATTGTTCTTTACATGTGCTATTCTAAAACATACTATTATTAACCTTGCCCTAACCCTCTATGTTAAGGAAACGAAGGATAGTATGTTTTAGAATAGCATGAGATTACTCTCATGCTATGATAGGGTCAATACCCTAACCAGTAGTCTTACTAACACGTTATCGCCATGCTTTCATGTATACTGTCCGCCCATTAGATACACTTAACGCTGTATTCCGGCTCTCGTTGCCTATTCACGTTTGAGTTTACTTCAACAAAACTTTCGTTTTCTTTGCTAACTCTGATTGACTCAGTACACGTTTTACTTTGTCCTCAATCAATTTCTTTCGTTGTTCCTCTGATATTGAATGATTTTTCAACCAATTAATTTTGTCAGAAGAACAATATTCTATATCTTTTTTCATTTTCTTATAATCCTATACGCTACAAAAACAAAAACCCCTGAGACTTTTTAGTTTCCCAGGGGTTTGATAAATGTAGTTATGATATTAACTTGTTACCTAGTCCCCGGGCCTCTTAAAGAATCTTCATTTGAACCGCGAATAATTGTAGGATATGCTGGTACAAAACTTATGGCTAATGTTAGCCATTGTCCGTTATGTTTCTGCATGTTACAAGATTTATTCATCATAGTTGTTTATTTAGTCCTGGTTTAAAAAAACATCAATTAAGATGTGTTTTTTGAATTTATATGTGTATTGTATATGAATTACCATTCATTGTCAACACCTATCTTTTTTCATTTGCCCAAAAGTTAAAGTTAAATATCTAATGAGCTTTGACCCCAATGACTACTCTATAGTGTTTCTAAGTTATGATGAGCCAAATTGTGAGGAAAACTATCAACACCTATTGTCTCTGCGACCAGATGCACTAAGAGTCCACGGGGTTACTGGTTCTGATACTGCACATAAAAAATGTGCTGAACTATCAAAAACAAGTAGGGTAATTATAGTTGACGGTGATAACATTGTCAAGCCTGATTTCTTCAATAGTAAATTTGAATTACCAGAAACATATAATCCTGATACTTCTGTTTTAAGTTTCTCTGCATATAACATAGTTAACGGGTGTCAATATGGAAATGGGAGTATCAAATCGTGGCCTGTTTCATTGATTCAAACAATGAAAACACATGAAAACGGAGATCCAGAATCAATTGATTTTGATTTCAGCAACTATGTTCAATTAAATCAAATTGCGTCTGATGTTCATATAAACGCAAGCCCATTACAAGCATGGCGGTCTGGCTTTAGAGAAGGTATCAAACTTACACTAGATAAAGAAATCAATTGGCGTAACTATGATAGACTATGGAGATGGATGCATTTGGGTGCAGATACTACTAATGGATTGTGGGCAATGCATGGTGCAAGGTTTAGTGTTTACTTAACCAAAGTAAGCGGTTGGGATTATATTGAAGGTGTTAAGAACTTTGAACTACTAGATATGATGTTCCAACAATTAGGAGATTTGTCAGGAAATAAATTGATTGAAGATATAAATAGAATGGGAACTGGACTTAGACTATTCTTTAATAAAAAAATAACAGAATCACTTTCTGCAAATGATAGCAAGGAGTATAAAGATTCTATTACTAGTATATTAAGAGTGCCTGACAATAAATCCTATGATATTGTTATTATTAGTTATAATTAATCCTATGCTGATACTAACTATCAACGATTAATAAATAGATTTCCCGATGCAAAAAGAATCAACGGGATAACAGGTATTCATTCAGCCCACAAAGAAGCAGCTAAAATATGTAGTTCAGACTATTTTTGGGTAGTTGATGCTGATGCTGAAATAGTTGATACATTTAACTTTGATTATAATGTTCCTTTTTATGAAGAGCCTAAAGTTAGAGTATGGCGTAGTAAAAATGCAGTTAATGATTTAATCTATGGAAATGGCGGTGTTAAACTGTTGCCAAGAATGAATGTAATACGCATGTCTGATACAACAGTTGATATGACTACTAGTATAAGTAACTTGTATGAACCTATATTTGAATTGAGTAATATTAATAACTTTAACTCTGATGAATTTAATGCATGGCGTAGTGCATTTCGTGAATGTGTAAAATTAAGTAGTCAAGTGATTGACCGACAGGTATCAGATGAAACTAAGCAAAGACTAGATGTTTGGTGTAGTGTTGGTCTTGATAAACCCTTTGGTAAGTATGTAATTGATGGTGCTAACGCAGGGCGTGAGTACGGTGAAAGACATAAAGACAATAAAGGTATGTTAAACAAAATTAATGACTATACTTGGTTGAAGAAGAAATTTGAAAACACTTATTAATATGACAGACTTTACTAAAATTCCATTTAATAATATTATTAAGTTTGGACAAGAAACTATGCTAGATACAGACTTGTTTAATGTTAGTTGGATACTAGGTAGATTCTGTAACTATAATTGTAGTTACTGTTGGCCTTATGCTCATGGTGATAAGCCTGATTATCAAACATTAAGTATAAATTTAAAAACAATAGAATCAATAAAAAGTCAAGCAAACAATAATGGCTTTAATAATTTTCATTGGTCGTTTAGTGGAGGAGAACCAACTGCATATAAGGAACTATTAGCAGTTATGTATGAGGTTTCTAATGACAGCATACATATGACTACTAATTTAAGCCCAGGCATCAATTGGTGGGACAGATATTTAACTATGACTAGAGCTGCAAGGCGTCGCAGTATCACTGCAAGTTTTCACCATGAGTTTGCCGATGAGAAAGAATTTGGTGACAAGATTTTATATTTAATGAAAAACAATGTTTTTGTTACAATAAATCAAGTTATGGTTCCTTCAAAGTTCAATGAACTGTATGAAAGATGTAGACGATTTAATGATAGAGGAATAAATGTTACATTAAAACCACAAAGTGATATTACTGCCAGTTTTGTTATTAATGAATATACTGATGACATGATTTATAAAAT